ACCGTGCCCTTCGGGTCCAGGCGCGTCCCACCGAACGCCACCACCCCCTTATACTCCTGGCTCATGGTCGAGAAATCCCCTGCCATCTCATCCATCCCGCCCCCCAGGCGCATCGTATTGCCCGCCTTCTGATAGAGTTGCGGCTCATTGAACCCGGAAAGGAATCCAACCTCCAGCGCCGGCCGCCCCACACTTGGATCGGCAAAAAGGAACCAGCTTTGCTGTCCGTTCGCCGTGCTGGCCACAATCGGAATGTACGGATCAACCACCAACTCCAAATTCCCCACAATCCAATTGTTCACCCGCACCGTCTGCGCCGCCGTGCCACCGCTCGCCGTCACATCAACGCTCAACTGATTTAAGATGTTGTTCGCCGTCACCCGCAACTGGGGAGGAATCACCAGGATCGCCTCCTCAACGTAGATCGGATCGCCCCCCGCATCCACAAAGCCCCCCAGCAGGTTGAACGCCGTCCCCAACCCCGCCACGCTCAACGGCGGATTAGACGTCACCCGGTTGCCATTCCCCGCCGTATAGAGCGACGCGTGTGGCCCGCTCGCATCCACATAAAGCCCAGTCGCGAACCGCGCCACCGTGCGCGCCCCACCACGCCCCAGCCGATCCGGAATCGACGTAAACGCATCCAGATCATCATTCATCAACGCCTCAAACGAAATCCGGGCGCCGCGGCTGTATTTCTGTGGCGCATACGTATACCCCGTCTCGCTCACCTGGGTGTATTCCAACTCCTCCGTCTCGCCCTGGGTCTGCCACACGCTTTCGGCCCCGTCCATGGCAATCCGGCGCACCGTGCGGAAATCTCGCAGCGTATTAGAAACCTTGCAAAACGACCGCCACGGCGAAGGAAACTCACGATAGCGCGCCAACATCATCCGGTCGATCACATCCCCCGTCAGCAACGGGAAATCACTGCGCGTCATCGCCTCCTGGAACTGAAACAGCCCCGGATAACTGCCCTCAATCGCCCGCGCCACCGCCGGCGTCCGCGGCGCCAATGCCTCCTGCAAGAAATAGCTGGGCGCCCGCCCCGCCATCAAATCCGCCCACAGCGCCGCCGCACTGGACACCGCCGCCTGCCGCTTCTGGCTACGATGGCGCGTGAACCCACGCAGCCCACCTTCACTCAACACCCCATACATCTCACTCATACCATCTCCCCTTCTTCCCAATATCCATCCCATCCATCCTATTCGATCCTATCGGTGCGACTGGCCTTACGCCCTAATACCCAATCTTTACCGTAATCGTCGCCGTCGCCCCACTCGCAATCAACTGCGCACCCGGCGCCACACTGGGACTCCACGCATACCCAAAGCGTACCCCCGCCGTCGCCTTCTTCCCTAGCTTCGGCGTATCCGCTTCCAAGTAGTAAAGAATATCGCCGTTGTTGACCGCCACGTTGCCGGCGTCATTCACCCCACGCACCGACATACTAAAAATCCCATCTGTCTTCACCACCGTCCGCCCCGCGCCATCCGTCGCCGTCAGGCATACCCCTGGCATCTGCCCCACCAGCGCCGGATCACCACTCGCCTTACTGGCAATCGTCGCCTCAATCTGATTCCCATTCGCATTAACCATATTTACAGCCATATCATTTTCCCCTTCCTATCCACCGACTAAACCACCCGATAACTGAGCCTGCCGAAGTTACGCCCGCCCGTTCACCGCGTGCGCAACCTCTTTTTCACTCAGACCCAGCCGGCCAAACGCCTCAGATAACCGCTTCTGCACCGCCACCGGATCGACCTCTGTCGCCGCCGGCGCGCCCCCCATCCCCTGAATCTGCCCCGTATTCCAACTCACCGCCTCAATCAGGTACGCCGTTTCCGCTGCCACCGCCTCCTTTACCCGCTGTGCATAGGCCGCCGTGTCCAACTTCCCATCGGTAATCGACGGCGCCAGCGTCAACGCCTCATATAACCGCTGCTTCGTCATCTCCGGCAACGGCGCCCCCACCAACTGCCCGCGCACAAACTCCCGTGCATCACGCAGCAACAACGCCTCCTGCAACCGTGCATTCTGCTGCTCCAGCGCCGCCAGGCGTCCCTGCGCCTCCGTCAACTTCCCCTCTAATTCCTTGCTCACCGTCTCATCTCCTTTGCTCTGAGCGTCATCCGCTCCACCAAGATCCGCGTCTCTCTGTCCCGTGCGCGCCGCCTCAAACATCTCCACAATTCGCCCGCCCGCACCAGGCTTCGTTACAAAATCAATCGAACTCACGCTCGTGATTTCCTGAATAATGCGCCCCTGCCGGCCCTCCGCCGTCCCTTGGGCCGCCTTGCCAAAGGCCCGAATGCTCACCCCAATATGGGGCGCCAGATTATTGACCGGCGCCTGATACGCCTCAAACACCTTCGCATCCGCATACAGCCCCGGCCCTTCCGGCCCATTGCCATCCCAGCGCGCCGGCGTCGTCAACACCGCCGCCAAATCGTTCAGGCTGCCCTCTGGCCGTTCTGCCTCCTCGGTTGGCGTCGCATGGTCCCAAAACATCTGCACGCCCGGCGTAAAAACCTTCGGCCCATCCCGCTCCAACACCTCTGCCGGGTAATAGCCCGTGCTACCCCACCCCGGCTTAATCACCTTAATCGGGATCGTCCCATCCCGCCGCACCGCCCGCTCCACCAACGGCACCACCGCCCCACGCAATGCCCCCTCTGTCGCCTCCATCATATCCGGCCCATGCTCCTCATTCATCCCCTATTCCTCCCATCACTACCATCCGTCCCACCCTATCAATCCTCGACCGATAACAAAGCATTATCGCCCGACGACTCCTAATCATGACGACAAATTTCCATCGGCAAATTGCAACCAGGACACCAGCCAGCATCCCTATCAAACCCCTCATCCACCATCTCCACCGGCCTCGCCATCACCCACAGCGCCCGGCGCAACAGCACCAACACCACCGTCAACCACACAAGAAAAGCCGCCACCCCCAACCCACTCATGCTTGCTTCCTTTGATACAGCGCCGTACACCGGCACCCCGGAAACCGCAACGGATGTTGATGCCCACTACTAAAGCTCTGCGCAAACGGAATCCACCCCTGCACCTGGTTGTTGCGGCAGCCGTCACTCACCCGGGCATCGCCGACGGTGAGCCACTTCTTCTCCATCTGCAACCCGGCATCCTGCAAATCCCGCACAATCAGCGCACTCCCCGCCTCATACGCGTTCCCAATCTCCGTCACCGCAATCAAATGCGCCCGGCTATCAATATGCGCCTGCGGCTTCTCCGCCCCCATAAAGCTGTACAGGCTCGTAATCTCCCGCGCAATCCGGTTATAACTCCACCCCTCCCGGATGCCCTCATTGATAATCGTCGCCAGATTCCCCCGCGTCGTCCCATCAATCTGGCTGATCAGCCCATACCCATGCTCCAGCAGGTAAGCCTCGGCCCGTGGATGCCGCAGGTTGAACGCAATATTCACCCCCACGTCCGCAATCGTCTCCGTCGCCCCCCGCTCCAACGCCGCCCGCATCGCCGCCTGCAACGGGTCAAACATCCGTTCCGTGCTGGCCGCCGCCACCCGCTCCCACACCGCCACCCAATCATCCGCCGACAACGCCTCTTGCAGCCGGCTCTCATCAATCCGCCCTCGCAACTGGGCAAAGCCCCGCAGAAACGCCTGTAACTGCCGCTTCATCACCACGGCAACTTTGCGCTCCGTGCGGCTCACCAGCGGATCAAGCGTCCGCCACTTCGCCGCCACGCTCGCCGCCTCCAGGAAATGATCTAGCGCCGCTTGCAACGACTGTGTCGCCGGCGCCATCAATAGACCCCCCACTTCGTATTCAAGTAGCTGCCTACCCGCTCCAGCTCAAATATTGTCAGCCCTCGGTTGTAAATCAGCACCTCACAAATATGACCATTCATTAAATTCGTCGCTGTATTGATATTGAATCGACCAATGGCAATGTTGTTCGACACCAGCCCTGCCGCATGAGCCGCTATTGTTGTAAAACTATTGTTAGACAATGCCACCGCATTGATCGGCGTAACACTCCCGCCAAAAACAAACGGCGCATTCGCACCGATAGAGATTGGTGCGGTTCGTTGGGTTGATGGCGTCGCTACTGCCAACGATGGCTGATCCGTACTTCCTAGCCACATACGCGTCCCAAACGTGGTCGAGTGATAAAGCGAAACCAACCCGCGCGTCGCCCCCAGTGTGGCCGACTGCTTCCCCACCCCCACAATCGTCAGCGGATAGCTTGCATACGTCGCCACCCCATCCAAATAATCTCCGCCATCAAAACTTACCCCCGGCAACCCACCCTGCACACCCGTTTGGTACGTTGGCTTGGCTGTTCCCGTCGCCTGCATCACATGGTTCCCTGCCCCAGACAGATCCGCCCATCGCCCCACAGGGTCATTGTTCGTCGCTACCGGCGTCGCCCCTGCATCATCCTGAAAGAGCGAAGCTAGGTTGCTGGCATCGAGCCACAAGATCAAGCCAGATAACGCCGACGGCAAAAAAGCCGCAGCGTCATATTTCAACCGGCTACCCAACTGCATCACCCCCACACTCAGCCCACTCACCCCCGAATAGGCCATCACCACCTTGCCAGCGCTGTTGCTCCACCACTGCCGCAACAGCGCCCCCACCAACCGGATCTGCCCCGCCGCCACCACCACCTGCACCGGCGCAAACAACAACCCCCGCGGATCAAAATCCGGCGTCAGCGTCACCGTAATCGACCCCGCCCCCGCATTCTGAAGATACAAAACAGTATCGCCCGTATTCTCAAACTGATCCCCACCACTGTCCGCCGCCTGCGTCACAAACCCCGCCCCATCATACCCCGGCGAAAAAACGGATAACTCAGCCACTCGCCCTTCCTCCCACCGACCGATAAGCGTTTATTATCGGTCGGTCGTTATGCCCCGTATGTCTTCAACAATGCGTAGCCTAGCGTTGCCCCTACCCCAGCCGTTGTCACCCTGGCCCGAAGCAAGTCAGCATTGAAATCATTGACCGTAACCTGGACTGTCGCACTTGCCACGCCGGTCAGTGCCGCGCCAATCGCGTACCACGTCGCCCCATTGTCGTCGCTACCTTCAATTTGTAGCGCCGGCGCCGTGGTCGTAATCGCCCCCATCGACAAAACCAACTGGATATTTTTGGCCCCATTACTTTTTAATGCCACCGTCGTGGCATTCAATGTGCCAACCGCCACAGCACGATCTAGAACCTGCCGATACGGTGGAGGGCTGACCATTTGGTGCGTGATTCGGTTGAGCACCCGCGTAAACGATGGGGTTGTCCCGCCAACCGTCTGCACATAGCGCAGCCGGTTGCCACTGAGCGGCAGCACCGGCGACCGATACGCGCCGGTGGTCGTAATCCGCGGAAAATCGTAGATTCGGTACCAGTTCACGCCTGAGTCGTCGCTCTCCTCAATCCCTACGTCTAGCGTCGCACTCGTCCCACTCACCGCCGTCACCACAATGTTAAATTCCGCCGCCGCCCCAACTGGCGTTGGCATAATAGTCGCCGTGGTCGTGGTCGTCGTCAGCGCGGCAGTGGCCACATCGGCAAACAACACATTGTCAGGCTCCATGTACCAGCCGTTGCCGAGTGTCACCCGACTCGATTGGGTGGCGCTCATGGAAACGTTGCTACCACCAGTAATCTGCACCGGCACGGCTTGACTGGCGTCTTGGCTCGGCCGCGGCAACATTTCAACCCGTTGCCGCTGATAAGCGAACAACCGCGCATACGAAATCCGTAGATCTGATCTCTTGATGATGCCGCCACCACAGTTGGTCGAAGCAAAGTCAGTTGGTGCGGTTGTCCCCGGCAATGGTAACAATTCCAGGCTGGTCGTACTAATGTTTCTAACTTTCCATGCGCCATCGCAATCCAGACTAGCGCCAGTCCCATCCACCCGCAACCCGGTGACATTAACATAATCGCCAA